AAGGACGTCTTGCAGATACCATAGGGTCTGCACTCATTAACATGTCTAAAATACCCATTACATTAATGCTCCTAATAATCCTCCACCAATAGCAAAGGCAGGGTTTGTCATTCCTAACATACTTCCTATTTCTGCACCTGCTAAACCACCAGAGAGTAATCCTGCTCCTATGTTACGTTGTAATGGTTGCATTGTTGTAGAAGTTTGACCATACGAGCCACCTGTTGCAGCTTGATAATTTCTTAACTTTTCATATGGAAGCATTTGTTGGTATTGATACCTATTCATTGCATCAGCCAAAGCTGCTTCTTGTAAACCTTCTCTCTCTGCTCCTACTTGACGTAATCTATAAATATCATCGTAATCTGTTTGAGCCATTTGTGGAGCTGCCATTAATGCGTTTTGCATATTTTGACGTTCCATTTGATAATTAGGCGCATAGACTTGTGTTGCTAAATCTCCTAAAGCACCTGCTAACACTTCTTGGTTAGCACCACTACCTAAACGTCCTGCTTTCGAAAATTGAGATTGAACTCCTGCTGTAACGTCTCCTGCCATTTGATTGTATAAATCTTGAATAAATGGATTAGATGTTGGTGTTAGGTATTGTCCTTGCGCTTGTTTTAATAATTCATTTTGAGATTGCTGTAATAAAGGCGAACCAGTTAATGCTCTATTTTCTGCTGCTGTTAATGCTGCATTTGTTTGTGGCGAAAAATCCACGTATGTTTGACCAGGAAAATAATTTGGACCTGTTGCATTATACAAATCCTCTGCACGTTCCATACCTTTTGTTAAATAAGGTAATTGAAACGCAGGTGGTTCTGTATTTGTAACTGTTTTAGCTGTACCTGCTCCTTTACTCATTTTTTAATTCCTTCATTAATATTATGTGTTTTTGTTTGTAGTCTTTTAACCATTTTACCCAACCTTTACGTCCAACTAGCTCAATCCGTTGGCAATTGTTTTGTTTAGCCCATTGTTCAATTTGTTCCTTCATAGGATTGAACCAGACTTTCATATTAGTACCTCCTGCCAAAAAATATCGGCAAGATCGTAATTGAGGATATTCTATTATTTCTGTAATAATAGCTGCTTCCACAATGTTTGTTTTTGTATTCCACGAAATCCATAACTGCATCTTTTGTATTAAAAGGCTGTCAAAGACATCTTTAGGTTTATAAGCATAACCATCGATCTCTAATGGTTTGTTAAGAAGGGGTTCGATTTGTTTCCAAATTAAACCCACTTCTTGGGGAGGAACGTAACTTATTTGATTATCCGAAGATTGCGTAACCGAATGTTTGATCTGTGTTTCCTGAACTTGCATGTGTTAATGTTGCTGTACCATTTGCTCTAGCCGATACATACAAGTTAGCTTTTGCTGTATTAGCATTAGCTGTTGTAGGCATAAACAATATGATTGAGTTTGCCCCTACTCTTGCATCAGTTAAAGTTGATGAAGTTTGATTGGCTGTCAAAGTTATACTTCCTGTGGAATTTAGTTTTCCGTCTATTGTATTGTTTAAAGCACCAGATACTAAACGTAAATGTTGACCTTGGTCTGGCATAGATAAAGGTACTTTTAAAAATTGATTTTGTGCCATTATCTTTTGCCCTCTGCCCTAGCTTCTATTTCAACACCAGACATTGTTGTAAAGTTTCCTGTTACATTCACACGAACACGATGAAAACGAGTTGTGCTACGCATAGGACACGTACCATTATTTTGTGTTGAAACTGCTGTACCTTCGGTAACAGTATCTAACTGTGAAGAACGAGATAATGGGGTTACTGTAACAGTTGTCCCTCCAACACCATCAACAATAGGCATGACACTAATTAATGTTGAACGTCTTCCTTTTGCACCTTCAAATTCAGTTGTATCTACTGTTGCTGTTAAACTTGTTGCAATAAACTTTCCAAATTTTTTATCGCCACTAAATCCTGCTAACCCTACTATACCTTCTCCATAATAATACGAGTCTAGTGATTTAGGTAATGTATCTAATGTTCCAAGTTTATCTAAATCTTCTAATGAGTTAAATGCTTCTTGCGATGCACTTGCTAAATATTGAATAGATAAATCTGACCCTGTACTCCATTTATCTACTGAATAATTATAGATTAATAATTTATTATTTATATCTGATGATGTAGAACCTGTAGCACCACCACGATAAGACCAAGCAACAATACTATTGTTAGGGTCCACAGCAGCACAAATACCATCAAGGTTAGAAGATAGATCATCAAAGAAAAAATTATCTACTTTACCATTACCAATTGGTGTTAATTGTTGACCACCAGTTAGTTTATAAAATCCATCTTGTGCTAAGAAGAATATCATATTACCAAATGATACAACACTTCTTGGCGAAAAGGCTCCTATGTTGTCTGCAATTTTATCGAATGTAAAAATAAGTGGAGTTCCCACATATGACATACGATAAATAGCACGTTCAAAAAAAATAATTCCAAAACTTTCTCCACCTACGATTGCTTGTACGTTACCATGCGTTCCAACAACATCTTGATAACCAGATTGTGTTGTTTGACTTGGTGTCCATTGTGTTGAATTATTTAACCCAGACCATTTAACTCGTTGGTTATATGATGTACCTGACTCTGTAGTATAACCTGCTACAACAAAATCTCTTATAACTGCTAAGTATTTTGCTTTTAAAGAAACTAAATCACTAAAAGCAGTATCAACCCCTTCTTCAAACTTTTGTATATTATCAGCGTTATTAGCTGCAATTATATTAGAACCAAATTGAGTAAACGCCCAAAAGTCTCTGGCATTTTCTGTAGTTGAGTTAGAATACCCACCTGCTTTGCTTTTATCAATAAACTCCCCAGAGTTATTCATTTGGTATAATTTAGTAGCGTCTCCTGCATAGTTTGTTGTTCCACCACCAGAAAAAGAAGTAAATAAACCTACAGCATTTCCTGTTAATGCTGTCGTGCTTAACTCTTGAAAACCAGGCAAGGATTTATAACCAACTTTTAAAGGTAAAACATTATCAGCTTTCAATGCGCCTGTGTTTTGAAACGTAGGCAAATCAGCTTGTAACTCGCCAAAAGGTATCATCGGTAAACTCTTCTCTTAGGAGCAAATTGTGTTGATGTCATTTGCAAAGGTGTTGAAGAGTGTTTTCCTTTATCATCACTTATATTAGCTTTTTGTACTGCTTCATTAAAAAGATTAGCCCAGACAGGAAGTCTTTCATCATTTTGTATAAAAGGAGTTGCTTCTAACAAAGAACCATACAAATATAATTCAGGATAGTTTGTTAAAATATCATTTGTTGTATTAGAGTCAGATAACCCTGTTATACGTTTGTAGTAATACATGTTAATCGTGTAAGCATTATCTGGCGTTGGACCAAAATAAATTTTATCTCCAATAATGGAGTAATAAACAGGAAGACTATTTCCTGCATCAATATATACTCTATTCAATTCATTAGGAGCCATAAATTGCAATTCTGTTTGAGGACTTGCAGAAGTATTTTGTATTGAAATAAATTCTAAAAATCCTGTTGGAATTGAAATATACTTAGTACCTGCAACTGTGTCTGTTGTTGTATTAACAGCCATTTCACGTAAGCGTAAATCTTTTGCATGACGTGACTCTGCTAAATCAATAAACGTATCTATATTCGTTGTTAGATCGTCTCTATTAAGATAACTTGCAATCTCCGTTTTTAAATTTGAATAAGTATCTAATGCCATTTAAACTCTTCCTGTCCATACTCGAAATGCTCTATTATCACTATCGTTCAACCATCTTTTAAAACGAACATGATCTAATATATCTCCATTAGGAGACATAATTTTTTGTTTTGCTAATTGCTCAACAATAACCAAGGGGATAGAAGCAACATGATTTAATTCTCCTGTTTTACTTTTTCCTTCCCCCAGGCTTTGTTTAATTTTATTTTCTTCAATAACAGGGGTAACATCTTGCGTTCTTTCAATGTGAAATTTACCTTCACTTTCATCGGCAATAAAATTAGTATCAACAATATCTTTTGAAATAGGTAATTTCTTTGACATTATGATGATAGCTCAGTTACTGAAATTTGCCCTGCTGCTGTTGCGTATGCAGATACACTATCAGATGGACTTGTTTTTACAGTTATTGAATCATTGGCACTCAATAACAATCCATCTTTGTTAGCAGCAGTTCCTTCTAATTTAATATAAGCATCAACTGTTGTTGACACATGAACCAAATATACATCAGCAGATATAGCTGTTGCTAAAACTCCTGCACCTGAATGATCTTGTACTGTATATTTGATCGGTCTGTATTGATATGTGTGTGCCATAATATTCCTATCTTCTAATGACGTAACTTATGTCAGCAGTACAAGAAGCAGTTTGTTCACCATTACTACGAATATTAATAGCGTCTCCTTCTTCTACTAATATTTCGCTACCAATTGATAATGCTACTCCACTTTCATCTGCTGTTGCATCTGGAAGAGTTGCATCAACACCTGTGTCTGCACCATTTTTCAAAATGTCAAAAGTTGTATCTGCATCTATGACAGTATGTACGTTCATAATAATATCTTTAATTTTTCCCCTATCAGGAATTACACATACAGGACTTGCATTATCTGCTGTTTGTATAGCAGTCATATTGCCACCCATAATAAAATAATCATTTAAAGTTCTCATTTTTTCCTCTTATTGTTCCGAGTAATACTCTTCAATATAAGGGGCCTATAAAGGCCCCCTTAAATTCTTAACTTAACCTAAAATTAAGAAGTAGTTAAATCTGCAACTATACCTGATGCGCCTTCGTTTCTTGAAACAACGCCACCTTCCATTAACAATAACATGTGAGTGTTATCGCCTGTTTTTGCTAGTTGAGTATTTTCAAAAGGTCTTAAAACATTGAAACCCCAAAATTCAGAATCTAATACGAAACAATCTCTGTCTCTTTGGAATCTGTTAGGTTTAACTGTTAAAGTACCGAAATCAGATTGATATACATCTACACTTGCTACAATAGTTTGTGCAGGTACTTCTCTAATAGCAGT